TCAAATTGCATTCGCTGAAAAAGTAGGTGTGAATATCACCACTTTTAGGGCCCAATTAAAACAAAAAAAAGTAGTCGATTTAGCTTTGAAGTACGGGCGAATTTTAGAATCAGATAGTATTAAAGGTTGGTCTGGCGAGATATATTTCGAATCGCCTTTGAAGTAACTAACGGCTGGTGCTATAAGCAGTATTGCCATAGATAAAAGTTCTTGTATAGCGCTAAACGTTATTGGCAATATTGCTCATAGCACTTGTTACCACTCGTTTTTATTAACTAAATTAAAATTATAAATATGTTTAAAAAGTATCAACATTTAGAAAGGTTTGGCACTACTGAAGTGGCACAAATTGAATTAGGAGAATGTTTTATATTTCCTAAAATTGACGGAACAAATGCTTCTGTTTGGATTAATGACGGAGAATTACAAGCAGGTTCAAGAACTCGTAAATTATCATTAGAAAGTGATAATGCAGGGTTTTACGAATGGGTTTTAAAACAAGAAAACTTGTTGAATTATCTTAAAGAAAACCCAAAGCACAGATTGTTTGGAGAATGGTTAGTTCCTCATTCATTAAAAACTTACCGTCAAGATGCTTGGAGAAAATTTTATGTTTTTGAAGTTGTAGAAGATAGACTTCAAGAAGAATTAACTCACGATGCAGATGAAAAATTTAATTACTTGAATTACAACGATTACAAGCCGTTATTAGAAAAACACGAAATTGACTTTATCCCGCCAATTGCCATAATTAGAAATAGTAACTATGAACAATTAGTAAATCAGTTAATGAAAAATGATTTTCTTATTGAAGATGGAAAAGGTTATGGAGAAGGAATTGTACTAAAGAATTACGATTTTAAAAACAAATTTGGGCGAAAAATTTGGGCGAAAATCGTAACAAGTGAGTTTAAAGAAAAACACGCTAAAGTTATGGGGAAATCAACTATTGAAGGCAAAAAAATGGTTGAAGAAGAAATTGCAGAAAAGTATGTAACTACTGCTTTTTGCGAAAAAGAATATGCTAAAATAGAGAGTACCGATGGATGGACTTCTAAAATTCGCCCGTACTTCAAAGCTAAATCGACTACTTTTTTTTGTTTTAATTGGGCCCTAAAAGTGGTGATATTCACACCTACTTTTTCAGCGAATGCAATTTGAGTCAATCCACTTTCATAAAATAGATTTTCTAATGCTGTTTTTTTGATCATGTTATATAATTTTAGCGTTTAGTAATTTTTCTGCTTCTTTTTTGGTGTATGTTGGTATAATAGTTGCCCAAGTTCCGAACTTATCCATAATTAAACCATTATAAAAACCAAATTTTAATCCTAAAAAACTATTATTTGCTCCTAAGTGCAATTCAATTTCTCCATCACAAATTTGTTTTGAATTATCTCCATTTAAAAACCAAGTTTTCTTTTTAAACCCTCTTTTAATAGCTTCATTTTTCAAGGCTTCTAATACTTCCGAGTCGGTTGCGGGTGTAAATCCATCATTACAACCATTTGTTAACCAATGATTATTTGGAATACATTCTCCGAATGAGTTAATTCCGTAATCTTCTTTATCTTCTGTATGACAACAAATTGCGCCATTTTTCCATTTATACCATCTTCCGACTTCCAACTTAACATCAAACACTTCTTTAAAATATTGTTCTAAAGTAAGGTGTTTATTTTTCTTAATCTGTTCTTCTGTAATTTCGTATTTCATTTTGTTATAATTTAATTGTTAATTCTTCATTTGTTAGTGCAAAGTATAGGTTTTGTATTGAGTGAATAAAAAGATAATCTTCAAAAATGAATTGATAAGCATAAGTGTTTTTAAAAATAACAAAACCTAATTTATCTACTAATACGTTTTTATTTTCTCCAAATTCTTTTTTAAATTCTTCAGTTAGTGGGATTGGTTTAATTCTGTCCCAATTTTTAAAAATATACAAGTATTCAATTTCTTCTTCATTTAACTGTATAATATCAGTTTCGTTTTCAAAAGGTATAATTGACACATAATTACCTTGTCTTATTTCATTTTTCATAATTTAATTTGTTTTAAATATTTATTCTACAAAGGTAATGCTTTTTTATTAATAAACAAACAAAATGCAAAAAATAATAAAAAAAATAATATTTATGATAAAATACTTGTTTATTAAAATTAATGTATATCTTTGCTACATAATAATAACGAACTAATTATGAAAACACAAACTTTTGACAAATTAATAGCGAACTTAAAACGAGATACTAGCGATACCGATTTAAGTTTAGGAATGAGGGCCAAATGGCAAACGTATGAATTAAACGTTTACTGCGAAGATGCCGGACCAATTACAGTAGAATGTACGGAGCAAGACAATGAGATACAACTTGACGGCTCGCAACTACAACGAATTGAAAACGTTTTTATTGCGGAATTGGATCAAATCGAAATTAACGCAAAGTATGAAAATGCAGAAGGATTTACAGACGACTACGAAAGTACAGGAACTAAACAATCAGATTTTTATTAATTATGAAAAAAGCAATTAAAAACTTACTTCAAATTAGAAGTGAAATTAAGGAGCTGAAAAGCGTAATAAAATACACTCAAGTTTCAACTTACTTTAAAATCTTCAGTACTGAAGAAAAAAGACAAGAAGAAATTTCTTTATACAAAGCGGAATTAAAGAAATTATTAAAACTAGAATTTACAGCATTGGAAAACTTACAGAAACAATGTGAACAAGCAAAAGTTAAAAACTCAAATAAAAGTAGATATGTTACTAACGGATAAAGCAAAAGAGGATTTTGGAGATCAATGTTTCTACCAATTTGAAGATTTTAAAAAACTTCCATAAGTGTGTCAAAACGCTTTAATTATTGAATGGTTGGACAGTGTTAAGATTTATGTGTTAATAAATTACATATTAGATTCGTTTAATTATGAAATTAAGGATTATATAGATGAAGAAAAAGAATGTGAAAGATATTACTCAAATGACTTTAATACAATACAAGAATCAACTAGAAAAGCCATCATTAAGGCAAACGAAATTTATAACAATATAAACAAATAATTATGAGTAAATTAACAGCAATGCAAGATTTAAAAGCTGATTTATTAGATGCTAAAATTTCAACTTATGAGGCATTAACCGAATTAGTTAATAAAAATTTAATGACTATTATTAATAGTTATGTTCAAAGTTCTTTAGATACTATTATAGAAAGAATTGATAACGAGCTTTTAGAAAAAGAAAAACAACAAATTATTGAAGTTTACGAACAAGTAGAAAGCGAAATGAGTAAAAGATTTTCAAGCGATGCGCATAAATGGATAAATGCAGAAACTTATTACAATACTAATTTTAACAACAAATAATTATGAAAACAGAAACTAAAAAAACAGACTTCGACAAAATTAAACGTTTTGAGAAGTGGATGCGAAAAAAGTTGAAAAACGTACACGTTGGAAATAACGAAAGAATGTGCAACGCTTACGAAATTATTATTAACTAATTAAAAATTGAGATTATGGAATATTTAAATCAAAAAGAGGCGCATTTAATGATGTGGGAAACAAATCCTCAAAAAAGAAACTTAAATAATGAAATTAAGTTTAATCTACCAATAAACAACGAAGCGAAAGTTGGTGATGTAATTAAAGTAAATCTTGGTAGTGGTAAATTTTCGTGTTATGAACTTACAGAAATAATTGAAATCAGACCAAGTAGTATGAGTAAAATGAATTACGTAACAGCACGTACAAAGTGGTATATAAACTAACTAAAACCGCAATCTACCTATTGACTCTATTTAGTGCGATAGGTATGTTAGAAACAAACCAAATATTTATATGCGCTTTCTTTTTTATTATAAGAGTGGCAGCGTGTTGGAAAATTAATAATTAAAAAATAGGATTATGGAAAAAAATATTGATTGCATGAAATACAGAAAATCTACACACTTGGCTGGAGTTGATGTAGAAACTATGATAGATGACAAAGGTAAATGTATCTTAACCATCAAAGAAGCGTACTACAACACAAACGTAGATGTATCTGGAAATAAAACAGATGGTTACTTTTTAGAATTTGTTGAGGGTGTTAAGCCGATGGTATTAAATTCTGTAAATAGAAAAACTATCGCAAACATTGTGAAACAAACTAAAGGAGTTTCAAGTGTTGAAAGTAGAAATATTGGTAATTGGTTAGGTTTAAAAATTGAACTTACATTTGACTCAAGCGTTAAAATGATGGGTAAAGTTACGGGCGGTATTCGGATAAATCCCATTTCGCCTATTCCAGATATTTCAGATGTAAATGCACTTGCGTTACTTAACGGATCAACAACTTTATTAGAACTTCAAACTAATTGGGGTAAATTAACACATCAAGAACAATCGTTACCGACTGTTAACGCAACAAAAGACAAACTTAAAACTACTTTGAAATAATGGTAAATCACACAGAAATAGAACAAAATTCAATTGAATGGCACGAAATAAAGTGGCGTAAAATTGGCGGAACTTTATCAAAAGGATTGTTTATCGATAGTGATACTTTGTTTTTAGATTTATTATCACAACATTTAGAGGAATTTGAACTTAGTGAAAGTTTTGAAAATGAAGCAATGTTACGAGGTAAAGAAATGGAGCCATTTGCATTAGAATATATTTCAAGCTATACAGGTATTGAATTTCAAAAAACAGGATGGCTGCAAAGTGATAATAAATTACTTGGTATTTCTCCAGATGGAATTTCGGAATGTGAAAAGTTTGCAACTGAAATAAAGTGCCTTTCAAGAAAAGAACACACAAAACTGCTTTACGAAAATGAATTGCCAAAAGATAAACTTTGCCAAATTATTCATTACTTTACCGTAAATCCTAAACTTAAAAAATTATATTTCATATCTTTCAGACCAGAAAGTATTAAGTCTTTTATTTTAGAATTTACAAAAGATACTTTAGTAGATTTGGGTTGGAAAATAGATGTTGAAATTGAGGTTATTGGAGCAAAAGGAACGCCAATTAAACCAAAGATTGAAAAACGCCCAGATGTGAAGAAAATATCAGAATGGAACAAAATAGCTATTCAAGAATCTGAAAAACTTGAAATAAAATTAACAGAAACAATTAATAAATTAAAATTTTAAACAATGGAATTAACAGGGAAAATTAAATTAGTAAAAGAAACTCAAGAAGTATCAGCAAGTTTCAAAAAGAGAGAGTTTGTAATTACTACAGAAGAACAATATCCGCAGCATATTCAATTAGAATTTGCACAGGCTAAATGCGACGATTTAAATGCTATCGGGATTGGCGATAAAGTAAAAGTTTCAATTAACGTAAGAGGGCGAGAGTGGGTAAAACCAGATGGAGAAAGTCAGTATTTCAACACTTTGCAAGCGTGGAAAATTGAAGTTTTAGAAAAAGCAAACTTTTAATAAAATAAGGTAGTGATTAATTTTGCTACCTTATTTTTTTGTTGTAATATTGTAGGAGTAATTAGGTGAGAGCAATTACATAACATAAAAATATTTAAACCATAATCGGGCGGGCGCTCTCACAATAAGCCCAAACGATTATGGTTTTTTAATTTTATGTTATGATTGGAATTTATAAAATAATAAGCCCTAAAGGGAAAATTTACATTGGTCAATCTGTAAATATTCAAAAAAGATTTATAGACTATAAAAAATCTTTAAAAAAAGCACAAATAAGACTTTATAATTCTATTAAAAAACACGGATATGAAAACCATATTTTTGAAGTTGTTGAAGAATGTAATACTGAAGTTTTAAATGAGCGTGAAAGGTATTGGCAAGATTTTTATAATGTTTTATCAGAAGGTGGTTTAAATTGTAGGTTAACAAAATCTAATGACAAAAGTGGTAAATTAAGTGAAGAAACAATTAAAAAATTAAAAAATAAGAATTTTGATTATTTAAAAGGAAATTCATTTAGAAAAGGGATAAGTCATTCAGAAGAAATTAAAAACAAAATAAGAAGTACCTTAATTGCTAATTCAAAAAAAGAAAATTATGTTAATGGAATGACTGGAAAATTTAAAGAAAAAAATCCATTCTTTGGCAAAAAACACTCTGGGAAAACTTTAAAAAAAATAAGAGATACTTATAATAAAAATTTCAAACTAAATAGATTTAAAGAAGGTTTCATATTACTAGATTTAAGTACAGGTATTTTTTATAATTCAATAGGAGAAGCTGGTTTTTGTTTATGTATAAATAAATCATCATTAAAAGCTATGCTATCTGGTAAATTTAAAAATAAAACTAATTTAATAAAAACATAATGAATAAAGAAAAATTAAAATACTTATCACATTTAGGATTTTCAATAATCCCTTGTTCAGAGTCAAAAGCTCCTATTGGTGCGTGGAAAAAATACCAAACACAAGCTAGAACAAAAGAAGAAATTGACATTTTAAATTCTCCATTATATGGATTAGTAACTGGTTATAATAATTTAGAGGTTTTAGATATTGATTTAAAAGTTCTAAAAAACATGAATGACCAAATTGAATTTTGGAATGAATTTATTAATTTTTTAAAATCTAATATTTATGATTTTGATGATAAATTTGTTATAGCAAAAACTAAAAATAAAGGTTACCATATTTTATATAGATGTAAAAAAATTGAAGGTAATAAGAAGTTAGCAAAATTACAAGGTCAGACAGAAGCAATTTTTGAGACTAGAGGTATTGGAGGAATGGTTATTTTATATGATTATTTTATATCTAAATTAGATTCATATAGTAAAATACAAGAAATAACTGAAGAAGATAGAGATATTATAATTAGTTGTGCTGCAATGTATAACCATATTGAAGAAAAACCTATTGAACCAGAAAAACGAAAAACAGAGTTTATTACTGGGGAATTTTCTCCATGGGAAGATTATAATAATAAAACTTCAATTTGGGACATTATTCAAAATGATTTTTCAATTCCTAAAAATGGAAATAAAAATAAATGGACTTTAATAAAAAGGCATGGTTCAACTGCTGAACATTCTGGTTATGTTTTTAAAGATAGCGGTTGTATGTATCTTTTTACAACAGGTACAATTTATCCACACGAAAAATTAATAACACCTTTTATAGCTTACACATGGAAATATCATAAAGGAGATTTTAAAGAAGCAGCAAGTGAATTATATAAATTAGGTTTTGGAAAAATATCAATAGGAAAAATTAAATCTTCTGAATTGATAATGTGCTTTTCAATTAGTTCTGAGTTATCTGGAACAGACTTACTCGCTTCTTTTATTTTCTTTTCAATACG